CTTACCGATATTCAATGTATTGCTTTCAGTTAGACCGACAAACATTCAAAACGGGCACCTCTGGTGCCCAGTTTTGTATGATTCGCACGGTCTTAAGGCCTATGAATCATATAAAATGGGCGTTTTGCCTTCGGCAAAATGCCCATTTTAAATGTTCATAGGTCTAAAAATGGTTCATATTGACAGAGTATTTACCTAGACCCGTGGCATTTCAAACGGGCACAAAGTGCGATACTAAACCCTTATTTTGGCATAGCCAAAATAAGGGTGCCGGATTGAAATGCCCGCGGGTCTATTTATCCGCAAACTGTGCACAGTCGTTTTACTGATACCCTATGCACGGCAACATCCAACAAGAGAAGTCGCATAAAAAGAAATACCTGTATCAATAAACGTATAGTAAATGAAAAAGTACTAGTTGAGGATTTGATTCTGGATACCGCCGTAACCCGTATTACAACCGTCTTGATGTAAGCCGCTTCTGAGGTGTGCCGCCGCTAAGGGTGCCTGCCCCGACTATCCGTCTGGATTTAGTCGCTTTACGGAGTGCCGCCGCTAAGGGTGCCTGCCCCGACCGTCTGTCGCTTTGTAAAGAGATACTGAAGGTGCCCCTCCTACGCACCGTCCCGTCGCAGCCAACCTATAACTTTTATAGACATCTATGCTGCGTCCGGCTCAATTAGGGCCCCATTGGCATCCAGCGTTCGAGCAACACGCTGGACTGGCTTTGATTCGCCGGCCCCACAAACCACATTTCGCTCCGAAAAAAGTCAATTTTTTCCGAACGAACTATTTGGACCACCTAGGGTACTGGGTAAAATGTCACATAGTCTATCACGGGTCTACAGTCTTAGTTCTTTCTTAATTTTTTCAAGCTCCTTTTTCATTGCTCGTAATTCCATCACAGCCCCAGGATTACTCTGGCTGTTTGAAGCACCCCAATTTGCAATCTTATACTCCAAATATACCATCCTCACAGTCAAACAATTAGTAGTGTTTTTATCCATTCTACATATATTACTGAAATAGTATTTAGACTCGCAAATGAATTTGTACCAGTCGAAAAAAATGTCCTCTAACATACAGTATCATAATCAATAGTTGCTGTATGGTCCCTTACTTCAGGAACCAGTGTGGAAGTATTGGATATATTCCAAGGGGGCCAGTCTCAGAACATTCCAATACTATCCGCTATAACGGGGCTCTTAATATAATAAACTTATAAGAGTTGCTGTATGAGCCCCTATAATTTTCAGGATTCGGTAGAGTTGATAAATAACAGTAGTTGCTGTACGAATCCTTAAAGCCGACTAACCAATAATTTTTGACGTTGCTGTACGGTGCCTTAGATTCAGGCATCGGTGTAATATAATTAATAATTAGACCGACGGGCATTATAAATGGCACCCTTTGGGTGCCCATTTATAATTTCCTAGGCCTTAAGACCGTGTGGTGCAATTTCAAACGGGCACGGGTCTAACGGACTACTACATTCTTCTCCACACAAGTTGTGGGTGGAGTGTGTAGCCCGTCAATTTTTTGCCACCTCCTATGTGAACACTCGTAGCCAAAAATTTTGTTTTTGTGGTTTTTGTGGTTTTTGTGTTTTTTGTGTTCTTTGTTTTCTTTTATTCTTTTATTCTTTTATTGTGTGACAACTATAGCCCACTAGTCAGCAACTGCTGCAATGGCTGCACGGATCCGGTCCCGCACACGCTGGTACTTGGGGTCGTCCAGTTCAATGCGGAGCATCTCATAGGCCGTGAATTGACGCGGACCCTCCTTCTGGAGCACCTCGAACTGCGTCGGCGACCACCCAGACAGCATTGCAACGCCAGGTGTGTCTGCCGTAGCGTGGAAGTCCGTCTGTGGACTCGCCGCCAGATTCCAGATGACGATGCGAGGCGGAAGGAAGCCCTGTCCAAGACCCCACATATCCTCGCCCGCGCGCTTGAACGCCTCCTGTATCATCTCGACGTGCGTCTCCCAAGGCGCAGTCTTGACGACGTGGCGGTAACGGTGACCGGTGTAGGCGCTGGTCTGTGCAGAGTTGCACGCCTGGTCCCAGCCCATATCCGTGAGCACGATGAGGTTCTCAGGCTCCTGGCCAGGACGGCAGCGCTTCTCCTTCAGCGTCTGGAGCACAAGGTCCATCGCCTTCTGGAAGTCCGTACTGGTGCCCTGACCGACACGGCTTTCCTCGATGGTGCGAATCCGCTCGAAGAGATCCGACCCAGGGCGGAAGTGGTGCCATACGGGGTCCGAGTCAAAGGTCATCAGTCGGTCCTTGAACTCCTCACTGCACGCCTCCGCGCCCAGAATGCCCAGCGCCATCGAGACCCAGTAGGGCGTATCGCCCTCCGTCGTGCACTGCATCGACCCGCTGAAGTCCGACATGAAGATGGAACGACCCAGACCACCGCCGGCCTTCGCCTTCTCCACCATACCGCGCCAGACGCCACGAATCTGGTCCTTCTCGGCATCCGATAGCCCAGAGTTAGTAGCCTTCTTGACCAACTCGTGCGGGAAGAGCGTGTCGGCACCGTGCACCTTAGCCTCACCGCGCGCCGCCTTGGCAAAGTGCTCCTCGAAGTGCTTGCGGCACTCCATCCGCTTAGGATCATCAGGATAACGGAAGGCACTGGTATCCTCCGTCTTCTTACTCTTGCTGTTATAGGTGGAGGGCAGATTGAGGAACGCCTTGCTGTAGAGCTTACCCGCGCGGCCAGGCACAGACCCAGGGGCAATCTCATCCCACCGGCCGGCGCACATCAGCGTCTCCACTGTCTTGAGCTTAGCATTCAGGTCTGACAGGAATTGGCGGTATCGGCGCATCTTGCCAGGGTGTGTCGGCACATGTGGGAAGAGACGGTAGGCCAGCGCCTTGGCAAGGTCCTTGTACTTGGAATCCTCGCGGGGAGCCCACTTGGCCGCCAGACTCATTTTACCCTCAGGATTCACGGAGTCCTCTGCGAGTTGCTTAGCAACCAGAGCAATCGCAGCAGCGCGGAAATCCTCAGGAGCGCCCACGCAAAGAGCAAAGATGTCTCCCCAGCAACCGTAGTGCGGGATATTGTCTATCAGAGAGACCGCCAGCGTCTTCTGGTGGAGGTGCAATGCTCCAAAGAGCCCGTGGAACACCAAGCGCTCACCCTTGCCGCCGCGGATATTGCGGGTGTGGAAAGCCAGAACAAACGCATCCTCCAGCGCCTGCTGCGTACCCAGTGCAAGAACGGCCTTGATGCCCTCGCGGAGTGTATCCGCGTCAGCACCACGAACGCACTTGACACTCAGATCCAAGCGCGGATCGCCCGTGGAAGCGTAGACGTCAGAGCCTTTTACGCCAGTGACCTTTACGCCAGTGACCTTTACGCCAGTGACCTTTACGCCAGTGACAATGGAAGGAATGGAAGAAATCATCGGAATGGAAGAAACGGAGGACATTTGGAAGGAAAGTATGTGGACTCAACCAACACTCAAATTTTAGAGCCAATGTCAATTTTTTCTGCTCTTGTAGTCACAAATTTGAAAGTCTATATTGAATATTCTTTCAAAGTTATGCTTTCTGAACCCCCTTATCGTATTACCGCGAACGAGATTGTCGCTGACCGCGAGCGAAGACAATGTCAAACAGACGATGACCCGCTCTGCAGAGACACAGTAGATGCCGAAGAATTGGCGAAATACCTAAATATGGAAGAAAGTCACCTTACCGGTGGCGCTGAAAAACCAAATGTTCTACTATCACCAGAGGTTTACAACAAAACGTATCTTGCTAACGCCGTACCAGGATTTTACATCGGATACGCAAAAAAACCCGCGGCTCTTGCGGATGTAATGATGGTTCTAAGTCCACCCCTCCCCTTAAAACCCAAACGCATTCTGTACATTCATACAAATAATTACTGGGATGTATTCAATCTATCGGCAGATAAGACGGTATGGCATAGGGAATCGTATTATGAACGGGGCTGGCGTACACATCGCTCGGATAGCGATCCTGACCTCTGCATTCCGTTTGCTGCCCTTCCAGCACGACTCGAAGAACTCTTTGGTAACAAGGTATTGTGACCAAAAAGTGAACCTATTATGACTTCTTAGACTTATGGGTTAAATGACTCGTTGCACTGCCACTACATCTGCTGGACGCCGATGCAAACTCTCGTGCGTTGGAAAGGAATCTATGTGTAATGTCCATCTTTACGCTGGTATGCCGCCCTTGATACCGAACAATACAATTCACGAATCGAAAAATACGCACTGTGTGTCCATTTTAGAGGTTCACGGAGATATCGTTACTGAAGATTTCAGCGATATGCCAGCACTGATTCCCATCGAATACCCCGCTGGTATAAAATATTGCGGACACAGTTGCCAAATGACGACTTCAGATTGCTGTGGATGTAGTGATGAGCGTACTATGAACCACCGCGCCTATATGTGTTACGTGGATGGTGTCGGAATGCTTCCTGTAGGTAAGCGCGAGGACGGCTACTGTACAGACTGTAAGAAGACGTTTGCTACCACAGGTTGGATTACAGAGCGCGCCAAGCAGCTTCTCAGGACGCCACTTGAGGGCACGCGTGAATATAGTACTGCTCTTGGTGCAGCGGCCCGTACACTTTCCATAGACCTTCGTAATGCCGTTGCAGAAATCCAGGCGCTCAGTCACCAACTCTATGTGTTTAGTATACAGGCATCAGTGGCTAATAGGACTTCTGAGTCTCTTTCTGGTCCTACGCTCTTTACGAACGGCATGACGACGGGACTTACTACGACCACACTTCCTGCTCCTACCACCACGAACAGCACATAATTCGGTAAACTGCGGATGTGCGCGCAGAGCCTGCCCTTTATGCAAATTATACAATTTCCCACAAATAGCATCAACTGGTACCGGGTGAAATAGATGTTGTGCTAAATCTGTAAAGATTGAACTCGTACACATTCCGTTGTTCGTAAGAACAATATTTTTTACACCCGCTGCGTGCGCTCGTGCAAACATTGCACGCAACTTTGTCAATCGTTCATTGCCGCCACACAAATATATAAGTGTATCTTCGCGCCAATCTTTGAGCGACACTTCGTTCTCATTCCGCCATTTCACTATATCTGCCAAGTTTTCAGGATAGAACCCTTCTATAACTGTTATAGTTCTATCCCAATCAAAGAGTGCCGCGCGATTTGGTACGGTCTTTGTCTCTTCAAGCCACGCGTCAAATGTCGCAATATGTTCGTCTTCTATGCCTGATAATGGGTCTAACATATCACTCACAACACCCAAGTGTTGTATTGCTTCTAAATACACATTGTAATCCAACGTGTCTATGTAGTCTTCCAATATACCGTCGGCAAAGGGATACGCGTGTAGTTCTGCCATTTCATCGATGGGTACTAACCGTATATTTTCGCAAAACTCGCGTACTTCGGCAATACGGTGCCGGTCGTTGTCAAAAAATATGGCTGCACCGAATTTAGGCTCTTCGCCCCTATTCATTGTCTCTACAGAATGACTCTAAAAAAGTGAGGTTGCCCGTGGATAGTATTCTCTGTTTAATAGTATGCCCCAATCTGTGAGTGATGGAGCCCTACCTTGGCAGCGGCTTGCCCGCGTCAATGAACATCCTCGAGATTGCCGTATCTCGTTTGAAGAAGAAACACATACCTATACAGTAGACGGTGTGAAGGCGGGCTGGATATCATGTACTGGCTTCGTACATAGTTTCTTTGGCCACTTTGATGCCGATTCTGTAATTTCCAAGATGATGTCAGGGCGTAACTGGTCCACGCATGCTCTGTACGGTAAGACGGTGGACGAAATTAAAGCGATTTGGGATGCAAACCGCGACGAGGCGGCAACGGCGGGAACGCGTATGCATCTTGATATTGAGCATTACAACAATGCCTCGCCTGTCGGAAATCTAGAAGGCGACGGCTGGGACCCATTGGACGGTAGCGAATGGCAGTACTTTCTGAAGTTTGAGAAGTTGCATCGCAAAAAGCGCGGGTTTGAGCCGTATCGTACGGAGTGGCTTGTATTCAAGGAGGATATTAAGTTGTCGGGCTCCATTGATATGGTGTATAAAAAACCCGATGGTACGTTTGCAATCTATGATTGGAAGCGTGCCAAGGAAATCAAATTTGAAAATCGTTACCAATCGGGGCTTGCCCCCCTATCCCACTTACCAGATACGAATTACTGGCATTACTCACTCCAACTCAATGTCTACCGACGTATGATTGAGGAGAACTATGGATGCGTGGTGAGTGAAATGGCGCTAGTTGTCCTTCATCCAAACAATACCTCGTACAAAGTGATTCAATTGAACCGTATGGACGATGAAGTGACGCTTATGTTTCAGACACGGGCTGCGCAGGTTGCTGCAGGGGAGGCGATTACTCACACCTGATACTTATCGTATTCATCTTGCGTCCAAAGCGGACCTTAACAGCCGCACTTACCTCATTGATATACTCAATCAGTTTCTCTAACTGGGTTTTAATGGCTTCCAAATCGCAGTCTTCCTGAAGCACTCCGCGTAGAATATCGCGCGATGCGTTGACATACAATTGACGGATATCATTTTTCGCGTGATAGAAATTCACGTCTTTTTCCGCACGCTGCAGCGCAGTTTTCCACTCTTCCTCTGAGAGTTTATCTGCCATATATTTCACACGAAGTTGACGGAATATCTCTTCAGGATTCGGCTCACGATGATAATAGCCATACGGATCTGCATACTCATTTGAGACCCTGTACGCTTCCAACAAATATCTCATTGTCTTCTGCACTGATGTGAGCTCTGAGGCTATGCGACTGGACCTATACGGAGGCGCCCCTGTTTGCAATTTTTGTACGATGCTACGGTCCGCTTGTTGGTTACAATTGATGATTGGATTTGCCTGCTGTGGTGCGTTCAGTTGTGCGCCCGTGCGTCGCAAATATTCAAAGTAGTGCGGATTGTGCACAGGGCCGTTCGCAATCGTACCTGTGCGCCAGTTGAACGCCGTATTGCACGCCGTACACCACATTTGGTCGCATCCGTCAATCTTACTGATACGTACACCGCATTTGGGACAGGGGCGTGTATCTCGTTGAATTAAGCGGGCCGTTTCTACTTTTCCAGCCTCACACGTATGCTCGTCATCTTTATTGGCTCCCTTCAACTCGTGGCAATCTGGGCACGACCAGAGATTGCAGAGACCACATTTCCACGCTGTGGACAAGAATCCACGACATCCCTCGGCGGGGCACGGCTTGATGAACTCCACGCGTGCTTTGACTTCTGTACCTGCACCTGCTCCTCCTTCTGCAACAGGAACCCGTGGTGGTGGCGGATACTGCTGTGTACCAAATGTGTCAATGGTGCGCTGGGCATTGTATTGCTTTGATGCCGCTTTTGTCTCCTGAATACGCAATGTGTTTATTTTTTCACGTATATCTACGAGTTCTCTATCTGCTTCCGCTTTGGCAACAAGGGCCGCCCTGTAAAACCCTGCCTGCTCTTGCGTGGCGGGAAGTCGTGCCTTTTCGCGGTCGCCCAAGAGCTTCTCGCGGTGCTCCTTATAAGTTATCAAACGGAATGAACGCGTAAACTGTGCGTCTAACCAATCGCGCGTCCATCCGTGACCGCAGTCGATATTGATACAACGTGGTATTTCACTGATATCGTTCAATAAATACGTTTGCAGGCACGTGCGGCAAATTACGGTGGTGCAATACGCACATTTGGATTCCGCGCGTGTCGACTTATTGGTAGGCTCTAAACAGACTGTGCAGGTGGATGTCATTTTTACTGTAGGTACAAATGACATTGTAGGAGGTCAATTTTTTTACTGCGGGGCCTGCGCTTCCATCCAGAGCCGCAATGTTGCCGGTAATTCCCCATACGCAAATGTCTGTTTTAACGTAGTCTTTGCCTGTAGCGGTATACCCATTGGGTCCAAAAGGATAAACTTTCTCGATGCTGCGGCAGGTGGTGCAGCCGCTGCGCCTCCGTAACCAGAATACCACACCAATGGCGAGGTTACATAACTTTTCGTATCCATATTCGTTACAATAATATCGAAATCGAGCGCCTGACCGAGTGCTTTCCACTGCGCTGCAGTACCAGTAAACGGTGCCCGTAGGCGTTCCTCTATTGCTTCTAACGGATTGCCAGATATCGCTATGAGACTGGCGCTAAGGCGCGCTCGTATATCGCGTTGGATGGGTGCGGCAAACTGCGCAATCTGCAGAGTCGTCGCCCAATCTGGGCTCAGTCCACCTGGCACGGCTTCATCCTGCGGTAAAATGTCCACCTCTTCAGGATACGTGAGACCACGACTAAACTCTGTAGCACGTCGCGCACCGTATCCGAGTTTATTGTATAGTGCATCCGTTCCACGACCACTTACGCTAAACAATAACGAATCGTCGGTATGCTGAATCGCACTGCGGTCCAAACTGCGTAGATAGGACACACGCTGATTGAGAATCTCGTGGGCGGCACCAAAACTACGCAACAGTTCATCTGTTAAGCGGGCAATACATACACGAATCGGATCTACATAGCGCTCTGTAGAACTGCTATGAATCAGGCATCGTCCGCCACTCCATGTACATCCGTCAGTACAATCGGCCTCGTTCAGAATCGCGTGGCAATCTCGCCGCAGTAACGCAGTTGTAGCGGTTCCCTCCGTGGTCATCCACGGGTTTGTCGGATTGGCGATAATACTTGTTAGCAAAATGTCTAGGCGTTTCTGTAACTCATACAATGGCAGACGACGGCGCGCCTGGCGCAATAATTCAATCTGGGCGCGTACGCGATTCCCATCGGGTTTTCCGTGCAACCACTTACTGAAACTTATACGTAAGTGCTGATACGCCTCGTCGAGCGCTTCTTCCGCAGTGGTGGCCAGTTTGGGGTCTGTTGGTACGGATGGACGCAATAAACTAATATCCAAATCCCATGGCATACTATCTACAAGACTGACTGTCACGGTAGACTTTCGCAAATCGGCGAACCGGCGATGACGCACCTCGTTTCCAAGCCCAAACGGCTCAAACGGAATCCACGCACCGCACTCCAACTCCAATGCCACGAAATTTTCCGTATCCGCAATAATTTTTGCGGGCATATAACCAGGAAACAGTTTGGCCAGTTTCTTTTCTCGTACAACGTTTTGCGCCCCCATTAACATCTCCAATAAACTCTGTAGTTGTGGGCGAGGTAACGCCTCCTCTCCATAGACAATTTGCAAATGAATATTTACAGCACCGTCATCCAGAACAGGTACGTAAAACTCGCGCGTATTAAATAATACAATTAATCCTACTAAACGGTTACTGCGGTCACGCAATTGAGCGACGGGTTTCACGTCACTATGCTCATCTGCGCTGTTCATAAAGGTACTTAGCAAAGGGATTTTGTTGGAATCGCGCACTGGCATCCAAGGATGTATAGGAGCCGTCACACGCGCGCATCCTTCCGTAGCACCGTAATATTGTGTTACAAACCCTGCTAGCGCTTCTCGTATCTGTGTGCTCAATGCTGCGAACAGCGGTTTCTCCGTTTGTATAAGCCCCAATAGCATCTTATTGTCCTTATCCTTGCCTTCATAAAATACTAAGGGGTCGTACCGTTTACTGGACTCATCCTCGAGAACAAAGAGTAGCGGAGGTTTTGTCTTCTGATCGCGCACGCTGATACCAAACTGCGGGCATACAATTGTAGGAGTCTCGGTCTTATTCTTATATACAATACGCACAACTATGAAGCCAGTAGGCGTAAAGAGACCTGGAGTTGCAAACAGTGTCTCGAAGTGACGCAACTCTTTTGCGATGGTCGGTGCTCGCAAATAGTTCTTGAAATTTTCATAGGCTACAAACGTATTCATTGCGTAAGCACGTTGATGCGGTGCAGTAGTACGGCCTGTTGTGCCCCACCATTGCTGAAATTCCAGTGTGCGCGCTTCCGAAAGCGTATAGCCTGGCGTACTAAACTCGTGAAGTAGTGTGCCGTAATTTGCCTGTGGAAAGGCATTCCTTAAAAACGTTTCCTTCGTTCCCAACAGTTCGTCTAAAACTTCTTGTGGTGTAGCAATAATCAATGCGTCGTCGTCTGCTTGCATATGTTTGCTCGCATACTGAGCATACGCTACAAAACTTAGGAAGGCGTTACCTGGTTCTCGTCCACCTAGACCGTAACGTACAAAACCGGCACCTGGTGCAGCCAAATAACTGTTTTGGCTTACGGCGAAGGCACCCTTTACCGCGGTCAAGAATTTTTCAGGCTCTTGACCCAGCAATTTATTGACTGATTTTGGCGGAACGGCCACTGCGCCCTGCTCCAGGCCAAACCATTCCTCGTTACTTCGACCCAAAATGTTTTGATTAGGAATGTACCATCGGTTGGCAGCGGCACCGTGGACTGTACGACGAGATGTAAAGGGGCGGTCACGGCTTTCCCTATCTGCTGCGATGAGTGATGGCTCTTGTGCTTCCACAGCGGCAATTGGCTCTATAACTTCTGTTTCCTGTTGAAGGGCAGGCAATGGTACTCGTGGAGGAGGAAATGCAGAGGCTCCTTCTGGAACTTCTAAATCCTTCGGAGTCACAAAACAGCACGGTAATGCGAAACGGTCTGGATGATAAATATCTTGAATACCCGCGAAGGCGTGTAATCCTGACTTATTCTGGCGCTGCAATACCGTCTCTCCTACACGTGGACTACTTGGGTTTATCAGCAGCGCGCCGCCGCAGAACGGGCAACTATTGGGGGCCTTTGCACGCCCATCACGATACCGTGCGCCCGCAAATTCGGCAGGAATCAAAGGTAAATCGTCGCGCACGCACCACAATTCGCCGCACATGTAATAATTCGTCTTTGCGGCACTACTACCTGCACGCACAACAAGCCATAGCGGTTTTGTCTTTTGTGCTGCAATTAAGGCATTGATTTCCGCCTTATCTTCAGCACGCACACTGTGTTCGTATTTACTAAGAGTTGTAATACTTTTGTCTTGTTTCAACGGAAATCCTAACGCAAGAGCACGTTTTTCAATCTCTACAAGTTGCTCGAGTGTTTTACGTGGCTCCTTTTCCCTCTCCGCGGGAGCCTTTGCCACCGTAAGTGCTGCCAATAAATCTTTACCGCTGAGTGGTAACTCCACCCAAAAGACATCGTTTCCGTACAGAGCGCGGGCACGTGTATATGTTTCTGGAGCCATTGCGTGAGGCTGACGGTCCGCTGTCTTTCCGCATGCACGGCTATACAACTTTACGCGCGGGTCGGTGCCCTTTTCATATTCAAACAATTCGGTATCGCGATTCTTAAGGCGTTGGATATACCATTGGTCGGCAATCGGAGGTACGACTTCACCTTCCGCTAAGGGCGCTGGGACGGCGATAACATCGGCCGCAGCCGCCGGCTCTGCCAATACGGCATCTACTTCTGCATCTTGGGCAGCATCACCCATATCCATCATCTGCATTTCAAACGCTAGTAAATCGTCTACTGCTATATTTTCGTCGGCGACTTCTTCAACAACAGGTGCAACAGGAAGAGGAGGCGGCTCTGCCACTGGGCCTGTGCCTACTCGGACCTGCTCTAACGTTGCGTTGGCGAAATACGCTAAAATGGTGAGTGTTCTTTGTAAATCAGTATAAGATTCGATATTACCCAGTTGAAACAGATATTTCGGATGTGTATTAAATATGTTCACAACACTTCCCAAATTACGCGTTGCCAATGCTGCACGCTCCGTCACGATGAATTCCGCATTGCGATTTATCCACGCTTGTATGGCATTGCCTGCCATATCCGAACTGATGCCAAATTCTTTCGTAAGCATTCCAACAAAGGTCGCGATGGGCGCCGCTTCCACGGTAGCGGCCGTATCTCGCAAGAATAAACTTGTAATAAAATTATCGATAGGATTCGTATCTGGTGTATAATTGCTGACGGCCTTGTAGCGTAGACTCAGCGTTGCAGTACTTCCCTGTGGTATGGGCTCTTCGGAGAAAAAGGGGGTGAAGGTATCAAGGCGTGCACGAAGCTCTGCGCGGCTAGGTTTTGCCACAATTGCGCTTGTACATTCATAGACAGCATTCAACTCTGTAAGAGTTTGCTCCGTGGCGTCGGCCCACGGCGTGGAAGCTAAAAAGGCCGGCAATGCCTCCCACGCTGCGTCGACGACAATGCGCATAAGAGGTGCATCTTTGCGGGGCGCTCCAATGCTCACTTCTGCTGTCCCATCTTCTAAGATAGCGAGTGTCCATACTGTACCAAGAGGCGCGCGAGGATGACGAACCGGCGCTTTAATGAATAAAAGTGCATTATCCACTAGAGCCGGGTTATCCGCTAAAAGAGAATCGAGTGTATCTTCATCTAAGAGTGATACACCCGCGGCATTACTATGAACCTTTACAAGAGGTGCTACGCGTTCCGATAATGGGAAAAACCGTAAAAAAGGGACCGCCTCGGTTGGCTTTATCTTGTAAAATAGTAGTTCAAGAGCACCGTTCGTGAACGGCTCCTTCTTTGGTAATATTGCGCGATAGCGACGTAATTCACGTAATTCTGTGGGCTTTGCTGCCGTCATAAGCTCTGAATGAAGGGCCGCGTCTATCTTAGCATAGCGTTCATTCGTGTACTCAATGAACTGTGTTGCAGTCGAAAAAATATTCCGCTCTACAGCACTCAGCGGAGTGAAGACCGTTTCCAATAATTCCGACGTATTTATAGCCGGCCAATACAATTGATAAAATCCTTGAAACGCCTCTTCTTGTGGTAACGCCCCCTTGGCAATATCTACAAAACTCCACACATGGAGTCTTGTTCCACGAATGGCTTGCTCTACGGTCGCATTGGTTAACATCTTTGGGAAAATCGGTAGACGCCCTTCGGCTCCAAAAATACGTGGGTCAGGAACACCAGGGTTTTCACTAGGAGCCGCTAACACAGTTGCAAAGGGCCATACAAATTCCACAGGCCTATATCCATCGGCAGTCTCCTCCGCGAAATATACGACATGAGGCAACCATTGCTTCTCGTCACGATGAAGGTCAGCAAACCGCTGTTTGAGATTATATACGGTCGTAAAAGGAAACATAGATTCGACAATCACTTCGCGTGTGGAAGCACCTACATGCTCCACAATGGTATACCGTTGTGGAGCAAGTGAACGTAACCGGGTCGGGCGCCTAATATCCATTTACTTTGGAATAGGAAAAATGAAACGTGCTTTAGCGACTAGCTCGCGATACCAAGACCGTCGCGCACCGATTCTTTATATTTTGGGCTATCAGTAATATGTACGCCGCAGTATTCCACCGGATGCGCAGCAAAGTCAGTATATTTATAAATATTCACATGCTCTGCCTGCTCCAATACCCACGCAAAATGATTCCAGAATTCTGGAGTATGCCCAATACTTGCCGTGCCTACGTGACTCATTTCGTGCAGCGCCACAAATAAGATAATATTCTCGTCTACAAGATGCTCCTTTTCATCGCGCTGGCGCAGGCACATAAATACTTTTTCTCCTTTGTTTACGCTATAACTGGTATACTGTGCATCTGGCGTAGATTCGGAAAAACGGGCGGCGCTACAGTCAAAGTTATTCAAAAGTTGCTTCACAAACGGCTTTCCTGCGTGAGTCTGCTCTAGGTGTTTACGAAGAATCAGAATCTTTTGTCGTACACGGGCCAGTCGATCGGCCGCTTCCTGTTTATCCGGTAAGTTGCGGACAAGATAATGCTCTTTATCGATGGTGGACTGTGTCAACGAGACGGGGTATTTACTTCCCTTAAAATACATGGCGACCCACGCGATTCCCACAAATGTTGTAAATATGACCAGTGGCACCGTGTTATCCATCTCTTGTCTCTTGATAGGGTTAAAGATAATAAGTTATACAAGAGTAATGCTAATCTCACCCGATAAAGTCCGTGAACTTCTTGCACATCTTCGTATTACAGGTGTACTTCATGTTGGAGCCCACGAATGTGAAGAACTCTCCTTTTACAAGACACTTGGTATTGCATCGGAAAATGTCTATTGGATAGATGCTATGGAAAATAAGGTGCAGGAAGCAAAAGCGCGTGGAATACCCAATGTATTTCAAGCCGTTGTATCCGATAAGGAAGGCGATACTGTTACATTTAATATCACAAATAACGTACAAAGTTCGAGTATTCTTGAGTTTGGTACACACGCAAAGAACTATACCTGGTGTGTGGTGACGGATAAAAAAACTCTGACCACGACGCGACTAGAAAACTTTGTACAACGCAATAACGTGCCTATGCAAACGCTAAATCTATGGAATTTTGATATCCAAGGAGCGGAATTGATGGCTCTTCGTGGTGCGGGGGATATGCTCAAGTATGCCGAGGCTTTGTATATTGAGGTGAATACAGAAGAAGTCTATAAGGGGTGTGCTCTTGTTGAGGATATTGATAAATACGTTGCCACATACGGATTTGTGCGTATTCATACAGTAATGGATCCAAGTGGTTGGGGCGACGCCATTTATATTCGCGCACCCAAACTCAGTCTGTGTATCACTACGATGGACCGCTGGAGTTTCCTACAAGAAACACTGCCTGTTTATCTGGGTTTTCCGTTCCTTGATGAAATTGTTATTTCCGATGAAAACGGGAATGATGCCGCGCGTATAAAAGAATTGTATGGCGGGAACCCGAAACTACGTGTTCATACAAATGCAAAACAACTTGGGACATTTCTAAACAAGCGGGCCGCTGTAGCCTATGCGCGCAATGACTGGGTATGTTTAATGGACAGTGATAACTTTGCGCCGGCTCGTTATTTTGAGGTTGCCTTACCGAGACTGAATGATGCATCGGTTGTCTATGTGCCGAGTCGACTTCTTCCTTATAAGGGCGCCGATACATTTGACCATAGGAAATTTATAGGTGCTGATATCACACGGGCAACGGCGAGTCTAAGTGTAGAGGGAGCAGAAGTCCTATTTCAAACAGGAAACTATATTGTGAGTAGGGAATTGTATATGCGTGCGACCCCTTCATACGGACTTGAGAATCAGTGTCGTGGCCAGGATGCTCTATACACAACACACTTATTGCTTGAAGCGGGCGGACGGCTTCGTGTTGTTCCTAATATGGAATACAATCATTGTGTTCACAATGGTAGTATAACAATTCAAAGTATGCGTGACGATTTTATGGTCAATAAAGTGCTGTATGAAAATTTGTATGCAGGGCGGAATCCATGGACGATGACACTGCGGCATTGGATTAGAATTGCGAAGCCGCTGTCCCAATGGCTCGTAAACTGCAGCGAGTTTGACCGACAAGAAGATGGATGGGTTTCTTTTCCCATCGGAATGTCATACCAGATTGTCAAGTATGCAGGAGACCGCAGTGCACTCGTAGAAAAAGGCTTGCACTCCAAATTAATCTTATGCAGTGTGTATCCAACTACTGATAGTAGGCGCCGACCTGCTGACGGAGACAAGAATCGTCTACGTATTTTGCAAACACTGTCTACACAGGGAATCCAAAACGAGTTTACAACGTATACACAGTATATTGAGGGACTCAAAGAGTATGCATTTGTCATAAGCCCTGAGGGTAACGGTATTGACACCCACCGAACGTACGAAGCATTAATGGCGGGGTGCGTACCTATTGTAGAAGTAGACCCAGGTATTGTTCGTAAATACAGTGGTCTTCCCATTTTGTATACACACGATTATAGTGAAATTTCCCAAAGTTATTTAGTCGAGCACTGGAATCGTATGTTGAATACAGTATATGATTTTTCACCCCTCTTTTTATCCTATTACGACAGGAACACCCAGGCACAGATTATCGCCAACAGTGATTATTGGTGCAACCGGACGGTCAACACGGTTTGGGATTACGCGCGATAGTCTTTCGTCGTCATCATCGCCTCCACCACCCCCACCACCTCCTCCGCCTGTATAAAACCCGTTGCGCAGCGGCTCGCATAGTTGCGGACATCGGGACACACTGTGTGTACGCTCATTACAAATGTGACACGGGCTGGCAGTCTCCATCTAAACATATAGGGGTACTATTTGTCTATATGGAATTCCTAGGCGACCTTTTCAATAAATACGGCAGCGATAAGGATCGCAATGGCTACACGCCGTATTACGATTCGCTATTCAAGAATCTCCGTAGCAAACCCGTCTCATTACTGGAAATCGGTATTGGTACTATGATTCCTGAGGCGTACAGTAGTATGGTAGGATATTCGCTACCTGGGTATCGTCCTGGTGGCAGCCTGCGCGCGTGGCGCGATTACTTTGCCAACGGCACAATTGTTGGTATGGATGTGCAACCAGATACTCAGTTTACGGAGGAACGTATCACAACACATTTGGTTGACAGTACAAACAGAGAGGCGATTGATGCTGCCTTGGGGGCTTCTACCTTTGATGTCATTCTGGATGACGGCTCTCACTATGATGAGCACCAATTTGCCGGACTGCGGCATATGTGGCATCGTGTGCGCGCCGGTGGATATTACATTATTGAGGATTTGCAACCGTGGAATCGCCTTCACGGTGAGTTCCGTCCTCTTGTAAAGGAGTTTGTTGGCAATGATGCGACACTATTTTTCAGCGAGGCCAAGAATATTCTCATTCTTTCCAAAATTATACGGTGATTCACAAATGTACAAAATCGAATAGCTAATTGAGGCAAGGGTGGGTATCACCGTTGCCTTAACTGAAAAAAAAATTATGTATTTTTCGAACTCTCTATAGGATTTTAACCTATTTCCATCGGGCGACGCAAAACATCTGGCTCAATTGTTGAATTCAACCACGGGCTGACCGACACCTGCGGATTCGGCGGCTCCGATCGCAGGTCCCAACTGGCGTTACGGAGGGACGAGCCCACCGTGTTGACGCCAATAAGCGCACCCGCGTTCAAGAAGTTCTTGCCGCTGATATCACCCGCACCCATGGGGTTCACCTGCGCCCACTTACTGTTGGCGTCATTGGGGAGGAGCTCCTGAGGGGCGAGTTGGTTCTTGGGGTAGCAGTTCGCGGGCTTCTCGGCGGATGCAAACGGCATCGGGGAAGGGACATTCTCAAAGCCCTCCGCAATGTTGCGGCCTACATTGGGCGTCATTTCCGACAGATTTGCCTGTCCATTTGCAGCGTGGTTATTACCAAGTACCTCGACGGCATCGTTCTCGCCGTTGGCGAACATATTGGGAGGCGGCCCCGTTACAGAGTTGGCGCCACTGTAGTTTGTAACATCATTCTCACTGTTGTTGGCATTGTTGCTGCTTGCAAACCCCTCTTTACGGTGGTGGCGACGACCCAGAAGCCCGCCCAAGCTAGGATCAATCATATAAAATACCCCTAGGGCAATGGCAACAATCAAAACAGCCAAGACAATATTCCGGGACTCCATAGTCTTTTCTACCGTGTAACGACGAAATTTATAACTGGCAAACCAGGTAAATTAATCCAACTCCTGGATTTCATCGTCGTTCTCTTCTAGCCATTCCGAGAAGGTCGATTCGTTGTCGGAGACATCGTATTCTTTGAACCAACGCTCTGCTTCCGCCTCGGCAGCGCGAAACATATCTCGGATACGTTCCTTCTCCTCAGCCTTTCGCTGTGCTTTACGAGCCGGGTCAGTTAAGTGCAATGTCCCACATCCTTCTTCACTCGCAATATCGGAAACTTCTTGAATTGCGTCCTCTTCTGGAGTTGTAAATGCAAGGTCAATAAGTGCCACCGCTGTAACAACGTGAAAATGCGGCTTGATGCATGACCGGGATAACGTAACTTCTACTAATTGAAAATCAACAGGACCCGTGTAATTCGTTGCATATTGATTTGTAATTTGAGTATATGGACTCAGTACAATACCAGATGATGTAGTGACAAACCCCCAAGGAGGCGTGATGGCCTCTAGCGATGCGAACGTTGGCGCTGCTCGGAATAAACTAGGATTATTGCACAAGGCGTTAAGTATCGTATTTTTACAAGATGCAAATATTGCAGACACGGATGCATCAGGAGTCAATCTACCAGCCTCCTGTGGTACTGACAAATTTAATGATACCGGGTTCTTCAAGCGAACCAAAAAAGCATCTTCAGTTCCAACACGGATACGCTGGGGCACATCAAACATCGCTTTCTTCATACCGCGATACAAAACCTAAAAAAACTCCGCAGGCTACACTAATGGCTATAAACTTGGAGAAAGAACGGGACCGATATGCAGAATCCACACAAGACTTTTCGAATCATATTGGTGACAAGATTATGGCATTTATCAATACACCGGAGAACCAGGCTCGCATACAAACAGTCCTTGATCCTATTGTGAGTCATATTATCAATCGTGTATTCCCATATATTTTGCTCAGTGCTATACTTTTTCTTATATTGTTATTATTGACAGCCGGTACATTTTGGCTGAGTGTTCGTGGCTCTGTACTTACGCAACCTCTAGCAGTAGTTTCAGCTCTTGTGGAGGCAAGTGCAGTATAGTTTCTTGCAATCTATGTATGGTTTCCGGCTCCGCTTTGAGAGGCTCCGTTTCTGCTTTTGCCCATTTTTCCCATTGCTTCTCTCCCATTAAACTATCCAATGTCTCTTCATTTCCAACAAGTATTGACTTTGCTTTCGTATAAGGTGTTGTATCAGTAACTTTATAGGCTGCGAGTGTTTTGTACATATCGCCACGATACTTAATGGCCCAGTACGCTGTTTTATAGGGAAGTATCAATACACCCGTCAAATAATCGCACCCCATCAATACGCACATTTCTAGAAATTGGTCATAGGTCAATTGTACTGCTTTCGTTATTGTCTGTAGATTATAGGAGCGCCACCCACTAGTATCTCCTGGAAGTGCATAGGTTTCTGGAACTAGGAGTTGTGGTACACCGCGTGCCAACATATCAAAGTCGTTGCTTATAACTGCGTCCACCATACCGCGGCGTGCAAGATATGCTAGTATATTATCCGCTTCTCCTGATGCGTTATACGACATTGCACCGCACGCATAAAAGAACCGTTTCGCTTCGTCCCGCTCCTCTGAAGTCAAGAAGTTGGCCGTAAATTCCAGGCGCTGCAACTCTTCTTCAATAATTACACGCCTTCCATCCGGTATAGGTACAGATGAAACATCTGCGAAGAGTTTCGCGTGACGAGTGGATGCTTCTATGCGACGCTCTGCTCGACGCGCCAACATAGGCCTCTTTTCATCGGGTGGCTTTCCATCAAATATTGGTACAGGTACAATTCCGTACATACGGCATCGTACCATAAATTGTGAAAGATATTTGAGTAATGGAATGCGCTGCGCTTTGGCTTTGTACAATAATCCTAATATATCAATCCCTACACGTTTACCGCGTAGAGAGTCCCACACGGGTGGCACAGCACTTTCAGGTGTGGCCCATCGTATCCATGTACTCAGTCCTCGTATTCCCATTTTGATTTAGTATTTTTGTTACGACAAAGTATGCCGGCTCAAAAGTCACTTTTTGACCCACTAAATGTCATACGCATACTAATGGCGCGTGGAATCACAGACTTTGCCTTCTCCGTCATCGTACGTAGGGGCTCAGATACCAGATTACAGAGCACAAACAGTTTCTCCTTGGTAGTCTTACCGGTTTGGAACGACAGTAAAAACGCAATATGTGGAGCCAGTGCTGCTTTTAACACGTAATAGGCATACACGTTTGTATTTTCATTCCATGTGGGTTTTGCACGGGCGAGTACTTGGAGCGCCTGTGTTTCCTGATGAACCATCTGCGTTTCCCACGGTATTGAGTGCCATGCACAATACAACCACTCGGCATAGCATTCGGTCCACGCCTCAAATAGATGCGGTGCAAATGTACCGTGGACACCCCAACACGGTAGCGGATTTGCTCCCATGTCCCAATCCCATCCTAGCGCGTGTATTGTTTCGTGAATCAACACACGGTCCCATTCTTCCTCACGATATACATAAATACTGTTGGAATCAGGTATTGTCCACCCGCCATTTACCGTGCGTCGCGAGGGCCATTCGTCGTCAGCGATGTACCGCGGAATATCCTGTAGCCAGAGAAATACAGTAAACTGTGGTGGCGTTCCAAGCCATAGTAGCAAGCGCTCAATTTCCATCGCAATGGTTTCAGTATCCGATTTGTGCGACCATATGTGAACGGCGGCTTTGGCGGTTGGTAGTATATACGTTTTTGCGGTGACATCTACGCGTTCCATATACTTTAAGATTGTTCCTTCATCCCACGGGTTTTTTTGTAACTCGTTTTTTAATGGGACTAGAACGCTTTTTGACAATGCGCTTGGGTGCGGCCTTTGGACTGATGGGTGATTCTGGGCCGTCTGGGCCGCCAGTTGATACGGTTTCATTACTGCATCCATTATCTGAGGGCGGAGATTTCTTTGTACTATTGGTTCTTATAACTTCATACAATCGTAATAGTGCTGCTTCCAGACTTAGCGGTGTACGATACGACGTATGTGGCTCTGATGCACTTAGACTCGTCATTGCGATCCAAAAAACATGCGGCTCCAACTCCCCTACATTATTTTGCACCGCCGACGCAAAACTATCAATAATGTCTGGTGCATTTTGACATAGACTGAGTGCTTGATAGATACGCGCTCGGACCCAGTTCACGACCGTAAGATTTGGCGGCTTACCGGATCGCGCCGCGTGAATCAGAAATCGCACAGTTTCATCATAATAATCACGTATACGTCGTGGCCATAGGATTGTTGTATCGGATGGGAAGTATTTCACGAGTTCGTTTGCACGCTCGACACGGCCATTGCACCGATCATATGCATCCTCCGTTTTGCACCGTATATCTATGGGTGCCTCACACCAGGCAGAAAAAGGAATACGCGGTACACTATGTGTCACAAATGCGTCACTCAGTAACGCAAGACTACCACTCATTTCGCGGGCCGTTACCCATAGCATACCACCCGCTTCTGGTGGAAGAACATACTGGTGAATAATCGCACGCACACGCACTGCAGCCGGAAGACTTAGGGCGTGTGCACGTCGCAATATAACAAGTTTGCGTGCATTTGTCCGTAGCGCATTTAGTACATCGCCGCTCTTGAAAAAGGTCGTCAAGAGCTCACCGATAATTTGTTTATCCTGCATACTCAGATTCGGGATGTCTATTTCAAAATGATAGGGGCTTGCCAAGACCCGTGCCTCATAATTATCACCCACCGTAAATTTACGCTCTTCCAGCGGCAGAGACAACTTGACGTTGTGTGCCGTTTCAATATAATTACGCGCTGTTGTAAGTTTCCCGCTCGTTGCGGGGCCCATAAATAACCACGGAATCTGTAAATAGTTCATCTTGGTTAGTTTACTTCACGATGCTTTTAGACTTTAGGCTTGGGCGGCAAGTGTATCCCGCAGATTGCTAATTGTGATTGCGCTCACACTCGTGCTAATGAGAGCGGCCGGTAGAATAACCATCAGTACAATTGCGAGCATAAAATGAATTAAATACTGCGGATTATGACTAAAATGATACAATGCTAACGCATACGCGGTAATACTTGCCGCGAAACTAAACACACTAATCACCGCGAGTAGTTTGGAATTCTGTGCACTATCTTTGGGTACTAATGATGAAAATGTACCGACAACAACCGAAAATAAGACTGCACATACACCAATGGACACGTAATAAGGGAGATTCGACATTCTTATAATGCGTTTAGATTTGATGCTATGGGCGAATTACCGCCAAAGACAGTCTTAAAACTATCCCACTTGACAGAACTACCGGGTGGTGTAACAATAATCACGGCAGCACCGCACAACACAAGTATCGTCAAAACAATGGGTATTACAAACCGACGAAAATATACGTCCTTGATTTCGGGACCTTTGTTACCAGAAGACATTCTTATATTTCCCACTCATTAAAAATCTATAACTTGTATAAGGATGGACGCGAGTCTTCAGTGTAACCCCGCTCTGCATCGTCGGGGCGAGCAGTCTTGTTTACCGGATGCATCATTGCGACGTTTACAACGTGCTTGGAACCGTAGTCATCCCCGGCATAAAATAACTACTGGTACGCGGAAGATTGGTCGTAATGGTGGTAGGACATTGTTAACAGAACTGCGTAATAAGATGAAAAATCACTATAAATGTAATACTGAATACTGTGCAGTGAAGAAGTTACCTTTAGAAAAGGCGGAGCGTAATACAATGTTGAAGGCGTTTCGTCCTGAAAAGCCTGCAGATTGGGACAAGAAGCCAACACAATGGCTAGATAGTTTCAATATCGAGGATGTAATGCGCCAATACGAGGCAGCAGAATCAAATTTCGAGTTTATTGGTCCTGTCCCAATAGACTTTGATTCCAAATCAGGTCTTTGGGGAAAGTGTATTGTAGAAGAACTTTGTGAGTTGGATTTGGCTGAAGTACAGAATAAAGGAAAAACGAAAATTGGTATTATCTTCAATCTTGACCCACACGATGAACCTGGTAGTCACTGGGTGTGCAGTTTTATTGACATTCCGGCAAGTTCTGCGTATTATTTTGATTCCTACGGTTACGAGCCGCAACAGGAAATCATTGACCTATTGGCTCGTATGAAAGAACAAGGTATCAAAAATGTGTATTGGAATGACATACGCCATCAACGAAAAGGAAGCGAATGTGGAATGTATTGTCTATTCGTGATTATTTGTTTACTGCGTGGAAGGAAGTTTTACGATATTTGTAAAAACGTTGTGGACGATGATACAATGAACGCCTTTCGTGATATTCTGTTTGCCGAAGAGAAACCGCGACGTGAGGCGGTGGAAAAGGCGTTGCCACGGCTATGCACATAGGCCGCATTTTCATGTGGATACTATTCGTAAATATTCTGCGAGCCTTTGGCCCGCGGAATATCTAAATCAGGAATAAACATAAGACAAATAAGAAAGTAGAGATGAGTTCAAAGCAAACCCCGACCGCCTTTTTGAATGGCCCCAATTATCACAAGATTGTAGGCTACCTTCGGCAACACTATAACACGAAACTCGGTACAAACTCTATACCCCAGCGTATGGATGAACGTCTTCAGAAGACAGTTCAGCATTATATGACCGAGGTGGCACGTATTCAGGGCAATAAGGCACCCCAGGTCCTGAATCAGGAAGTTGTCCGAGAAACAACGGCAAGTATGGATGTTTGGATAAAGAAGCAGGAAAATACTGCAGTTCCAACAACGACTACTATAGGCTCTCTATCGCGTGGAACTCCCTTGACTGCTCTGAATGCCTCCAACACGGATGAATACAGTCGTCTCTTTTCGGATACAAGTAGCCGGTTTGACGCGGCGATGGCTGAGCGCCAACCTACAGCGATTGTCCCACCCTCTTTACCCGATTTCAGTATGGGGAATCTAATGAACGACAATGAAGAGGACCCTGTTGTATTGATGGAGCGAATGGCAAAGGCGCGCGAGGCACAATCGCGTGCTATGGGAATCAATCCCAATCCACCAAAGCTCGAAATTAAGGATGAAGCGCCGCCCAGTGCAATCGCTCCTACCCCGCCGCAGGCAGAGGCACCGCCACCGCTTCTTGCTCCGCGCCCTCAAGAGTACATTATCCCTCAAGAAGATATACAAAAGTATCGTGAAACGGAGCACAATATTTTTCTAACCTCCTCCGACCGTGACTGGCTACGCAATTCATCCGAGAATCGCTACAACTTTAGCGTGAACTTTAATGCGCGCAATACAAAGAACGGTGCATTTAACTATAACGCGGCACTCCAGCAGAAATTCCGCAACATTCAGCGTATCGAATTTGTAAAGGCGATTATGCCTCTGGAATCTCTTACACCTCTTGTACGTGTCAGTGGTATCAGCGGAAGTGCAGCGAACTACGATATTAGTCGTGTTATTAATGTGTTTTCACTTCCGTTTGTGGGTGTTCGCATTCAAGAACTCGAAAACAACGGATTTAGTACCAAGGTGGACGAGGATAGCACCTTTGCGATGATTCAATACGACACAACATGGAGCAGCGACTTAGTTGCACCCAATACAAGTGCATCCGCTCTTCAACCTCTTACAAAGTCTGGTTACACTGGCTGGATTCCCAAGTTCTTGAAGACGCAGAAGATTTACGCGCCAACTCCGTTGGCCACTCTGCAACGCCTAAGTATCCGGCTCGAGCGCCATACGGGTGATTTGATTTCTGCCGACAGCGATGTGCAGCCCGTAAACCAAATCTTCCTCAGTTCTTCCTTGACGACTCTCGGGGCGGGAGCCAGTAACTATAGTAGTACCGTTGTCACATCGCCGCAAAACGCCTACATCTTTGTGCAGACCAGCAAGTGGTTCTCCTTTAGTGCAGTTTCTGAAGGTGATAACATTATTATGCAGGGATATAGTACTGGTTATAGTACTCCGGCCGCCACCGATTTTGAGACCTATATCAATCGTAGCAGTGGTCATTATGTCGTCGCCGTGGGCAATCTTACCAATGGAACCTATGCAGATGGTCGTAACAGTGTCGGCTACTGCAACGTGATTATACTTCGCAGCCGGTTCGATGACCCTACAGCGGGTAATACGGGTCGCAGTGGAAATAGTTATTTTGGTAGCAATGGAACTAGTGAATCCACACTTGCTACAACGCTTGATAATGCGAGCAATGCAATACAAACCTCTTGTGCTCTCCTCAATTTGAGTCGTCAGGTACATTTGGTGCTCCGGATTATCACTCGCGATTATGATAGCAGCTCCAATATTCGCCCAGACAATGTATAAACTCGATGTATTCAATACTTCAAACAATCTGTATAAATTGTTTGATGTCAGTAGAGAATGGGCAAAGAAATCCTTATATTGGCACTTATTGTGCTCATCGTATTTGTGATCTTTATTCTACCTATGGCGACAAAGAAGCGCAACGAGGGTTTTGCGCCGAGTGGTATCAGCGCCTACGACGCCTTGGCCAATAACCGCGACGGATATACAACTATGTTAGAAAAGAAGTACAACCGCTTTTCGGATACGCAGGATGTAACCCGTACAAACTTTATGGGCGCCGATAACGACCACGATATTGATTTAGTATCAAAGCATCTCAAAGATGTTCTCCGTACAACGAATATTGAGGTAGACCCCACGAGTAAAACATTCGAGGGGGCTATCCCCGATGTGCCTCCCGAAACGCTGGCGCCCACAAATCAGATTGTAATGGAAGCGCGCAAGTGTGAGGCACTCAATAGTCGCGCGAACTGTGCCAACTTAGACGACCCTGCGTACGCCAATTGTGGTGTGTGTGTGAAGGACCGTAGTACAATGTTTAAGAATCCAAATGATAAATGGAAACACGGCGGTCTCTTGGTTCTTCCCGAAGATCGTCGTGATGCCATAGCGGCACAGGGTAAACGCAAAGGCCCCGTGCAGTACACAGCGACCGTTGGCGACTGCCCTCCTGGTTATCTGTTTGTAGACCGTCCCAGTTGCGAGGCCAAGTCCAATCAACTCGACTGCGAGGAAGCCGGTGTCAATGGTGGCTACAACGGCGGAAGGACAACCGAGGGGAACGATGTAATCAACTCCAAATGTGCAAATACGCCTACGATGGGCTCTGATAAGTTCGTGTATGATACAAAGAACCGCACATTTGATGTAAATTTGCGTGTCATCTCGGCCGCCGGCACAGGTATCACAAAGGTATACGTAAATGATGTAAAATCGGGCGCACAACTTGGATATGCGATGAGTGATACACCTGGCAAGTCCTTTGTTGTCAATGTAAAGGGTGTGAAGGAAGCACAAGCGGTTCATGTTGTTGTTGTGCAGGAAACACCTTACCGCAGCGTAAGCGGCAAGCCTGAAGTATTCGGGTTCGGTGACGGCTATAACCAGACGGTTGCGTCGAGCGCTAAGGTATGCGCGCGTATTGGTGCACGCTCTGCCACGCAAGCGGAGTTTGAGCAAGCATTTGCAGAGGGTATGCAGGTCTGCTCATGCGGAAACACCACAACAGATAACGTATATCCTATGCAGACTAATCAACATGTCCCCGGATGCGGCTCTAAGGGTATTATGAGATGTCCTACAACACCAGGACAATGGAACGGAGGCTTTGGCAATAGCTGGTGCTTTGGTGTTAAGCCTCCGTTTAGTACAAATCCTAGTGTTGGTGGTCAACCGCAAGATTGGTTCACACCGGCGTGGACTGGAATTGAAAAAGAAAAACCGAAAGTATGGTCCAAGTGGGGCGCCGATTACCAGGCACCCTTCTATCGCGGTGTTATTATGCAGTGGGAAATGGTGGAAGATGCGAAACGTATGCCGCAATCGTTTGAGCCCTCTATCACGGCCGTCAATGACCAGGGGCCCAATACCGTCACAAGCGATGGTCTTAAAACCTTCAAACTCCTGCGCCGCTTTGGCACATTTAAGAGCAGCACACTCATCAAGTCGCCTCGCCCCATCAACGGCGATCCAATGCAGACAAACCAATTCTGGATTTGGGGCAATATTGCCAGTTCTCAAACGGTCAAATTCACAGCACAGATTCCAGGCACCTTTACGAAACCCGTGTATACTGAAGACAATGCAGCGGCGCGCCGCGGACAACTCGTAAATGACCAAAGTACATTTAAACTACTCCAAATAAGCCCGTGCTTGAAGGATGGACAAGTTGCCGGCAAATACAGTGATGCCTGCCTTTCGAACCTGTTCTTGGGCTCTGGCGGTGATATCAATATGGGTAAACTGGCCTCCAAGGGTATGGTAGACCCCTATGATGGCAGCACGGGTCAAGGCCTCAAGGACCTCAACAAACTCGGCGATATGGACGCCATTAGTAGCTTTCTCACAAACCAGTACACCATTGCAACCACAGGTCGTGACGCCACCGGTAACAAAGTGAGTGGTGCGAATGGTAAGGTGCGTGCGGCTACCATCAACAAGGCGGCACAATGGATGTTTGGGTTTGATGTCACATCTCCTTGTGAAGATGTCGAGGAAACGGCCCAAGGTGATATTGTCATTGTCCCTCGCACAGGCGCACTTGATGCAGATTGTCTGCAATGGCTGTATCAAAACGCGGGCACCGATGCGGACCGCGGTAGCGAAGATCCGACTCGTTTTGCATCCCCGCATCGTGGTGGTGTATCTGCGACATACACTATGATTAGCGACCGTTGGAGTGGGCTCAAGTCAACAGAGGGCACACCCAAGAAACGCGACACAAGCCCGTTCCAAACCTGCCAGCCAAGTGGCACCATTGCACCCGTAGACGCAAGTGGTCGTGCAAACCAGAAGAACGTTGCACTGGCGAATAGTCTAGGCAGTATCGGTGCAGTACAAAATTTCTACAATAGCGTGTACAAGGCTGCGAACTATGGTGGCGGCAGCACCGATAAGGCTGCAATGGGAGCGCACGCCGAGGCCGTCGAAAAGTGCTATGGCTCCGTCAAAGCCCTGGACGATGTTTCACGTAAAGGCTGCGGTATTGCTGCACGCTATGTTGCTATCCTCTCAAGTACCATTGCACCCGCGTGGAATCCGAATGATTACGCAATGAATATACCACAGGTTGAGGTATTTGATATTGATGATAAGGAAATCGCCAAAGGTAAGCGTGCCGAGGGCGGCCCGCAATGGGGAGGCGAAGGCCAGAGAAATGGACCGTGGGGTCCAGCAGGAGCCGTAAACGGTAAGAACTACCCACACTCGCACGGCGAAGGCGAGTACCACAGTGCTGGTGGCGCCGATGCCGATTATTGGATGGTTGATCTGGGTAAGGTAATGGAAGTCTCCAAGGTCAAGGTCTACTTACGAACAGATTGCTGTAGCCACCGTGAACTTGGAATGCCTGTACAATTACGTGATGCCTCCAACAATGTCATCTGCCAAAAACATACAGGGCAAGGCCAGTATCCTAATATTCCAAATGATGCCTATGTTGTTTCATTTAATGCACAGGATGTGAAGCCAGCGTTTATAGCCTCTACGGTGCGTCCTGGTGCATCCATCTCATTGATGAGCGGTATCAGTTGGGACCGTGTCCTGCGCCACGCTGGATTTGCAGCGTGGGTCCACGGCCCCGACCAAGGCGCTGGTAATGGTTACAGTGATTTACAAAAGCGCGATGCCTCTTTTACAGTTCGTGGAGCAAACAATGGGCGTGTCGGTTACATTAGTTTTGAATCTGTCAATTACCCTGGATATTTCCTTCGCCACGCTGGTTTCCGTATTTGGCTCCACAGGAAAGACGGTAGCACACTCTACAACGATGACAGTAGTTTC